CTCTCTGGCGGGCGTTAATAGCTCGACCAGACGTCTCGTTACTACGCATACCCAGCGAAGCATCATGGATGCCTGTCACGTCCTTCATGTCTTGGGCGTTAACCTGAGACTCGTTAAGGAGTGCAGCCTGCGGGGCGGGGGGATCTAGGCGCTGGACATTCTGTCCGAACACGGCCTCATCGTTAAAGACTAGGAGAGGATCTCTCGAAAGGTGAGCCTCACGGATAGTCTTCTCACGACCTTCTACTGCAGACTCAGTCGCCATCCACTGTGCCTTAGGGGCGTACCCCAATTGCTCAGCAGCGACAGACCGCCAGAAGTTCTTCAACCGGACAGGATCCTTCATGAAGCGGACCAGCCCGTAGCGGATACGTCTACCATTTGCATTGACGACACGACCAGTCATACGAATGATCGGGAGTCTGTTCAAACGATACTCAAAAGGTCCTGAGAGGATTTGGTAGCCCGTGACAAGATGCATCTGGGCATAGCGGCACGGAGCTAGTCTGGTCTTGACAGGAGAGCCATGCTTCTCTACGAGTTCGTCCAGATTGCCTTTGTCGAGGAAACGAGTACTACCGTCTTCAAAGAGAGCCAGGAGTCGATCTCTTTCGATTATCCTCCAATACTCTGTAACTTTGATGCCCCTCTCTTCGACCCACCCATAGGTGTACATGTCTGCACGGTTAGTGTCATCTAGCGTAGACGGATCAGCTTCTGGCCATTTCCGGCAGAACTCTTTCTCAGGGAGAAGGTCGTCAACGAATACTCGTCTGGCGTCCCGTCCCGTAGGATCAACACTCATACGATCCCAGACACACGAGAGTGCATCATCGATAGGTCGTACGTAAATTTCTTGGTCGAAGGCGTCGTCAGTCGCGTACTCTACTGCGATTCGAAACGCACCGTCACCACACTGTACCATGCTTTCAAACGTAGTGTCGTAGACTCGAGGAGCTCTCGACTTCATTTCAATAGCTCTGATCAGGTCTCCCCGAACATCAGCCACATCGGTGTCATTGTTTTCAGACGGTACGACCTTGACGGCCTTCTTGTTCTCTCGCCAATCCCCTACAAGCTGAGCAGTAAACTGCGGCACGGAGTTAATCACGAGACAAGGAAGACCCTTCCTCTGCTGAAGAACTACAGGATCCCACTGTTCACCGGCAGAGAACCTCTTATCATCCATCGCGGATTCACGGTTCTCTCGATCATAGTCGATATCTGCTTGGTACTCCTGCCGCATGTCTTCTAGGAAACCCTCTTGGGATTCGAAGCCCTCAGGGACATAGCCCTTAGCAACATTAGGGGCATACTGAGAATAATCGACAGTCATGCCTTCTTTATGCTTTTCTGCCTTATTCTTTTCAGCCATTAAGCCATCCATCCGTTTCTGTTATCTTCATTTGAAGTTGTGACGTAGCCGGGAGACCAACTATTCTCGTCTGCGTATTTAGTATTAGACACGGTATCACGGGCAGGGCCTTTACCTTTTCGGGCTCGCCCTACAATCTTTTCGAAGACTTCAGTCAAACCCCAGACCAACGCGTCAACGCGGTCAGGAGATCCCGTATTCTCGTTACGAATCAAATCCGTAGAGAACATACACATCTGATCTTCTAGTTCGTTGAACTGCCCGACGTGATGGACTCGTCCTTGCTCGTATAGTGCAGAGATTGGTTCGGCACGTACGACCTTGCCGCGGGAGGCGTGTACAAGCTTGATCGGCAAAGATCGGTCCACAGCTTTAAGTACGCTTCCGACCATCTCACCGCCGTTGTTCTTCTCCGCTACAATCTTGTCTGCCTGCCATTTACGGAACATCCGAACAGCTACACGGGCCCATTCCTCGGGAGTACCTCTCATTGAGGCGTCTTCAAGGACGTAACCTCTTCCGTAGCCGTCTGCGTCTCTCGCGAGACCTACGACTACAATGCCGTTCTCATCCGAGCCTTCGTGCGAGGACGCGGCAGGATCGACAGCAACGATTACTCTTTCGAGATCGTCAGGCACTTCATAGAGTCTAGTGTCATCGATAGACGACCTGTGCCAGAGAGCGCCCGGAATATCTCCTAGGATCTCACCTTCAAGCTCCTGCCGACCCAGTCGAGTCCCTCCGTAACGGTCGTAAAGATTCTTAACCGTAGAGGCTGCGAGGTTGGCTGAATTGTCTAGTGTAGAACCTCTGGTGACGAAGACGTCTTTGCCTTCCTTACCTACGAGCTCCTTGACTAGGGGTTTCGGCTGAGGAGTAGTAGTAACGAGGACTTGGGGATGTTCACCCAAGCGCAGACCAAACAGGAGCTGATCCCAAGTGGCCTGCATGTATCGAAACTTAGCAAGCTCGTCAACCCATGCGAAGTGATGCTGTGGTCCGCGGAGCTGGTCAGGCTCGGTAGCGTTATAGCACCAAGCCTTAGAGCCGTTAGGCCAAGTGAGACATCGATTCGTAGGGGACCAGCAATCGTCTGACAGAGTCGGGTCTACTGAGAGGAGACCGGAGTCACCTTTAATCATGACGTCTCTTGCGTCAGCAGCAGTCTCTGCGACTAGCGCGATACGACAGCCGGGATTGTCATGAGCGATCTTTCTGATCCACTCACTTCCCATTCTCGTCTTACCAAACCCACGGCCCGCGAGGACCAACCAAGTAGTCCAAGAGCCTTCAGGAGGAAGTTGGTTAGGCCTTGCGAAGAACTCCCAAGACCACTTTAACTTAGCCTGTGCTTCTGTCGTCAGTGACTTCAGATATTCCTGTTGATCTTGCACGCTTTGCGAGGCTAGCCATTCTGCGGGCGAAGTCATCTGCATCTTGTTCTACCTTCTGCTGGTACTTAATCGCTTCACCGTCAGGACCAGAAATTTCTTGACGCTCTTTCCAAAGCGCTAGCGACTTACCCAGAAGTTCTAGAGCACGGAGCCTATCAGAGTCTTTGTCTGTCTGCTCTACGATATCTACGATCTTATGGATTACATAATCTGCGGTGAGTTCCATTCGTTCTCTCCTTGCGTCCCAGACCTCTTTAATAGCGGAAGCTACTAGAGGATGCTGCATCAACTGCTGACCGATCTTGTTAGGATTGTCTGTTCTGTACTCGGTTTGACGGACAGCATTCGTAGGAGAGGAATAACCCGGAGACTCAGGATTGGTGTAAGCGTCTACGAACTGGCGCTGAAGCTTAGTGAGTTTGGAGCCGCGCCCCTTCTCAGGGACTTCATCTCCGATTCTTAGATACGCCATTAGTCCTCTTTATTTTTCTTACCGGCCGAACTGGTACGTTTAAAGGAGCGATTCTTTGCCCGGGACTGGAGGACATAATTGTCCATACGGTCATCCAAAGCGTTACCGTTTCGATGGGCTACGTCCTTGCCGTCACCCTTCTTAGCCTTACCAGCAGCAATCATCTGCCTTCGAGCCTTGTTTCTAGAAGCTCTCTTCTTGATTTGTTCGGGCTTGCTATTGTAACGTGCTTGAGCCTCTTGCCTCGCCTTAGTCGCCATTAATGTCTCTCCAATATCTCGTAAGCAAATTCAAGCAACTCTTCTACCGAAGCGTCATTTTTCATTGAGTTTGCCTTTCTAGAAATAACTTCAATATTTCCTTTTACGTATCCTAGATCGTTATTAATCCTGTCGAGAGACATTGCATAACGTGTTCCGTATTCAAAAGGCGTCTTAAGATAAGGACATACATCAGGAATAAAAATGTCTTCAGGAAGAATAGTAAAATCTAGTCCTTTAGAAGCAGCTCTTGTTTTAGCACCATCCCACAAAATCCATTCAGGATGTTTGATTTTCTTTTGCCTATAATAATTAGATCTGGATTCTTTGGACTGGCTTGGCCACAATGACATATTTACTATTCCTATACCCTATACATACATTATACCATATTTTGAGCGATTTGTCAAGAACTATTTTCATTATTATGCAAATTAATTTGATCTTTGTTTTAATGTAATGGCAATCATTTACAATGGTAATTATACTTTCCAAACTGCTATGATATGGATAGCATAGAGATCATTGGCAATTGATAATTATTCTTAGGTGATATCTATTATCAAATGATAATCATTCCTAATTGATAATCATTATTATCTGGCTACTCTGTCCAGTTTCTTTAAATGGGATTAAACACCCTTTCCCTTTATTGACACCCCTAACCCTACACCAATATAACCCTTTCCCTTTATCCTTTCCCCGCCATTATTATCTTTCCTGATATACTCCTGTGATAGGACTGCAATAAAAATCTTACACCGAACAATAAATAAAAAGCCTACACTGTAACCCCATAAGATTAGTAGCATAGGCCTTTTAACCGTACTTATTTTCATAGCTTTTATACTATTTTTAACCGTTCGGTTAAGTTTAAGCTATATTATTTAAGTTATTTTTACACTACAAATCTGTATAACTTAACTGGTTATTATCATCAAGCAAACAGATTCTGTTTCCATCCTCCTCAACAACCATAAAACGCAATTCATAAGGGAAACAATCATATTCTGTATAACCTTCCAAAGATACGTTATACCTCCTCAATACCTCTTTCAGCTCTTTCTTAAATTTTTCTATTTCCATGATTATTTATCCTCCTGATCTTTAGAAATATAAAAGCGTCTATCAAGCCAAATTTCAAAAAAGTGCGGTCCTGTATAATAATAAGCAAGACCGCCATTGTTTGCCTGAATTTCTATCTCTTCGTTTAAGTTTCCAGCAGTACCAATAAAGACAAATTCCCTTTCCATATCTTCAATATCATTAATGCTTAAACCAGAGGCAATAACCGTGCTACTATCTAACTGTTTTACCTGTTTTGTATCACCAATTTTGTAACTTAAATGATACCCATTGACGTGCTCAAATAATAAATACTGTTCAATCCCATAATCAAATCTAAGGTTGTTGTCTATATCTTCTGGATCTTCAATGGTATCTTTTATATACTTATCAATATTATAATAGCTTAACCATGAGGGATCACTATAAAATGATTCTAAGTAATTCTCTATTTCCCTTTCTTCTGTATCCCTTAGAAATTCATAAAAACCCATAACCTTTTCTGGATTGTCAATTGCATACTGTAAAGTTTTACTATTCTTAAAAGCCTTATCAAAAGTAAGAAGTTTTGTCATTGTATTGGTATCCTTTTTTGATTTGGTGCATTATGCCTGAAATTAGGCGTTGTGCATAGTATATGCGGTTATATTATAGCTTTATCTCAATCCTGATTATTCTACCATTTCTCTTTTTATCTTGTGGAGTCTCGTTTCTAATTTATCTTGTCTTGCAACTAATTTACAATATTTTAAATGGTGCTTGTGTAAATCCCTTGTTTGAAAGATATTATCAAGCTTATCTTTTTGTTTACAGATTGACTGTAATCTTGCCTCTATATCCTCTATGGATATCAGATCAATATCTTTTATGATTATACTTGTCATAGCTGTTTATATATCCTCTTCTGTAAAATAATCATTATCGGGAAAGTCTGACATTATATCCAAATCAATAAGGTCTTGAAAATCATTCTCAAACTCTTCCATTTATTTAATCCCTTCCTTATTATTATCATTGTCACCTTGCAAGTTTATTGTTTCCCCACCTCCTTTTACACTTAAAAGAGTATCAATATTAATGGTACGATACCCTTCTGAGTGAAGATCATAGACAACCATAAGATTGTCATACCCTTCTGAATTGCTTTTATTGCCTACACCATGTAAATGCTTGACTACTCCTTTACGGCAATTCATTAGCCTCTTAGTTCCATCTTTTTTTATAAATTCAACTGTAAAAATCTTACCACCCTTTGAAACTCTTTCAAGTAAAACTTTCTTGTCTTTTAGTTCCATGATATTATCCTCTTTTAATGATTCTATGTTCAAGTTGAAGGTCAATTAGTCTTTGATTAAATAGTTCCAAGTTTTTCTTGTTATAAAACTTTAATTTTTCATCTAAGTAATCCCATGGGGACGGTTTAAAGATATATCCCACGGATGCTTTACATTTTGAAAAGTTAAAAGGGGCACAGCCTCTTTCCTCAAAACAACAACCAGAACAGACAGAGGAGGCATTAATAGCTTGTTTCATTTCTATATATAACTTGCCATTGAGTTTGAAATAAAAGATATTATCCATGGTTTTATATCCCCCTCCTTTATAAATAAGATTGTTTTATGTTAAAAGTCTCAAGATCAATTGAAAATCTCATAAAATTTAATTCTGTTTTGTCAAGGTTTGATATATCAATTGTTTGTGGTATTGCTTGACAATCAAGCCATTTTTTGTAGTAGTTTTGTTTTAAAAAAGTTTCGGCATTATTTCTTGACATTGCCTTTCCTACTATTTTTCTGATTTTACCGTTACCGTCTGCAATACATGGATAATATAACATGATATTGATCTCCTTAAGCGCCTACATGGGTGATTACTAACTTATCATTGTCATAGGAGCGATAATAACCGCTCGTAGCTTTATAATCTTGTTTGGATACCTCTTTACTCTCATAAAGCACCTTATAGGCTTCTGATTCTACACCTTTACTGCCACCCGTATTAAAAGATCCCTCCCCAATGTACTCGGGAACGTTCCTTTTAACCCGATATACTCTTATTTTGCAGTCCATGCAATAACTTGCCTTTTTGTATTCCGTTGTGACTATATAAGATTTCATTGTTTCATTATCCTTTATTATAAAGGTGATTTATTTTTGATTAAGGAGGATAATCAATTTTATCCTCCTTGGTAAATTGTCTTTACTTATTATCGATAAGCCAATATTTGTGATTCTCTTGCCCTTCAAGAATACTCATGTCTTTAGCTATATCATCAATAACCCCGTCAATACTAATTGATTGCCCCGAGGTAGTCCTACCCCAAATTAATAGCCCCTTGAACTCTGTTACCATTTCACCTCTTTCCTGCAACTTCCTGAAAAAGTAATCTGATACAATCCAGAACTCTAAGGCCTCGTTTTGTTCGGGATCAATACCAAAATAATCAGTAAAATCCTGCAAGGCATCACTTGACTCTGTTATTTCTTTAAGGAGTTGTGTTTTACTTGGCCCATGTGCGTCAATCAAAAGTTCATTTACAATGTAATCATAACACTCCCTTGTGGTCATATCCATTTCTATATAGTAGCTTGCTGGGCTTAAATAGTCGTCCTGAATTGCTACAATGTAAAGCTCCTCCTGATACTCCTCTTTTTGTAGGAGTTCTTCAATCAATTCTGATACACAAACTAATACATTTTCACTAACAAGCTTGCTTTTTATTGCCTGATCAATCGTAGAATTTGACATTTGTTTTAGTCCTTTATTTTGTGCCTTATTTTTAAAGGCCCGTTGTTTTGATATTGCCCTTGTGGACCGTTCTGTTTTAATCTTGAAACTGTTTTACCATATCCTAAAAGTGCTTGTCAACAACTATTTTTCATATATGAGTTTTTTCTTTATAGCCTTTTATATAGTCCTGTATTGACTCATAAATTGTTTCGTCCATATACTCCTTTAATAAATACTTTCTTGCCCTGGCGTTGCCATTGCAAAATTGCAACTTAAAGTCGTTTATCTTTGCCCTATCCTTGCTTAGAATAATCTTGAAATCTTGCCAGCCGTCATAATATCCATGTTCTGACATACAGTGATAACTTGATAAAATATGAAAAGTATTAATCTTTTCGTCAATTTCATAAGAATAATCAAAACCACTACCAGAAGGTAAAAAGTCAACCAGTTTTTCCATATCTTCAAAGGTCAATACATTTGATTTTTCCATTTAAATTGTCTCCTTTACTTTCACTCGTTTAACTACGTTACTTGACACCCTAACCAGGGGTAAAGAATATGCCAGGGAATTTACAGGCTGTTTTGTATAAAGCTTCCCCCTTTCCTCTTTCAAGTCAATTATTTCTTTTTTGATCCTTTCTTTTGCCCTATAAAACAGCCTGCTACTTTGCCTCCTGAGTAAGAATAATTCTTTTTCCTTTATTGCAAGTCTTAGCCCCATAGAACAATTTTCTTTTAGGCAATTAGTAATTATCATTATAATACTCCTCCTGGCGTTGTGAGTCTTTCATAAACTCAATGAATATTATATCTTGGAAATTAAGCCAAAAATCAACTTCTTTCCCGTTTGAGTCAATCACTTGTATAATCTCAAAATAAAGGGGTGATTGACAATATTTACCATGATCTAACCATACCTCTTCAGGTTCATAATCATATATCAAACTTATATCTTTTTCCATTATGTTACTATAAAATGTGCTTGAAATTGTTGACATTGTTTATGGCCCTTTTATTTATTTGAAAAATACTTTATTTAAAAAATACCCCTGTTATAGTTGGCCTTTCCTGTATCTCGGTCTTTGTTTCAACTGGTTTATAATTTCCATCGAGTATAGTGGTTTTTACTTGTATTTCAGGCAATGCCTGTTTAAAGCCTTTCCATATCCTCAACTTTTCAATGATATCATGTTGATTAACCATGCCATGCCATCCGGTGATATTGTATATTTCTCCATTCGAATCTTTAAAGCACATGATTTGCTTGTTATCTCTTTTACTACTCAGGCTTGTTTTTTGCCTGATAAATTGCTTTACCAATTTTGTACATTTTTCTTTATCAGTATAAAAAGCGTAACCTATTTCACTTTGATATCTGTAAGGCATTCTTATTTCAGTTTTTCTAAAAAAGACTTTTACAGACTCAGGAGCGCAAAAACTGTTAGCAGTGTAAGTAATATAATCCATAAGGTTTTTCTTGGCTGGTTTAACTATCTTTCCTTGTCCTTTCTTTTCCTTATACCTGACCTCTTTAATCTTTTGTATCGTATCTATTACAGATAGACCACCTTGCAGGAGTTGTTCCGCTATCTTTACCTCTTTTGTGAGTTTATGCATACCGGCGCAATCTTTTAGAACCTTATCAATTATCTCATTTGTCTTTTTATCTTTAAGGTGCAGGGTTTTTACAGTTTCAAGGGGTTCTGAAATACTTTCAGGTTCTGGGATAATTTCAGGTTCAACCCTTTCAAGCTTTTCAATACAATCTAAAACAGTATTGATTTGGAATAAAAAGCCCTTTTTTGTCCTTTCTTTTGCTGCTATTGTCAAAGAAAGAGTTATATCAGAACCGTATTCATGCCCTGTCAATAGACTTTCTATTTTTTCTTTTTGAGTACGTAACAAACAACCCTTTTCAAGCGACCATATCATCTTGTTTAATCTTGCTTTTACCTCTTTCATCTTTCTTGTCTCCGTTGTGCCATTTTTTGCATACTTGCAAGGTGGCGTTGTTTCTATAACCGTTTCAGGTTTTGTTACCGTTTCAACGGTTTTTACCTCTACTTTAGGGTAAAAAATATCATTACTGCCACAAATTGGGCAGGTAAAGTTATTAACCTTTGTTATTTTTCCCCCTCTCCACCCTGTAAAAGGCTGGTTAATCAAATCAGATACTTTTGTTTCGCTTTTACATTTTCTACATTTTGACTCAAAATCGTATTGTCCCATGATCAAAACCTCCTGATAAAAATTAATATTAAAGATGGTTTCGTTATACCAGGCTTAAAAAGGTAAAGTCAAGCGTTTTTATTTGTGTAATGCTATTTTTATACCTTATATATAGATGGCAATCCTTGAAACTCTTTGTTTTATCATCCTGGTGCAATTTAAAACATACCAGACCATAAAACAGGCCTTAAAACATAGCTTAATTTTGAGATTCAAACAAAACAGATAGCAGTATATGGCTTTCAATCTGATACCTCTGAAATAACCCTTAAAACACTCTATAATCGGTTTGCGGTTATTTTATTGACTTTGCAGGCTGTATGGGGTATATCTCCACCATAATTTGTAGTCAGTCTTTTGATTGAGCTTATCGGGCGATGATATCAAAAGCAAGAAACCCCCAGATCAAACCATAAAACTCTTATGGCATAATCTGGGGGTTTTTATTTGGGCAGTATGCTCGTGCTATACCTCAAGATGTTTTTCACTGGTATACAACAAAACCAAACAGGTTACTACCACAAGCATATATACAGCATACCAGTATAACTATAACTATCACTGGTATACAAGTAGCATATCAGTTTCAGCCTTATTGGTATTATTATGGTATGCAAGTAGACTTTCCTGGAAAATCTAAGGAATACCTATAGGAAACTCGTGGGATGTTTGGTGTATACTTGTGGTATACAAGGGCTCGTATACCAGTGAAAAACATGTGAAATACCACAGAGAATACTACAGGAGTACAATGGAATGAAAACGTGATTTTCAAAAACATAAGCCGATCTAAAAAAATTAGGAATGCACCTGAAAAAATACTCAGAATGCAAATGGTAATTTTATCTGGTACATTCCAGAGATTTAAGTTACTCTTTTATTTCTTGGTATGGAGGTGGCAATAAACCCTTATTTTTCAAATAATTGTACGCAGTTGAATATGTACAACAATCAGAGTAATTATTTTCTATCTCAGCTTTCCATCTCGCCATGACAGCCTCTTCGAAAGATTTAAAAATGCCTAAGTGTTTATTAATGCCTAACACAGTGATTATAGCACGCCACTTATTTCCCGCTTTCCACTGAGAGACACCTGTAACTCCTGATTTATTGTTACCGCAAATACTTGTATTTCTCGCGTTACAAGACCTACTCACATGCCTTAGATTACACCACCTATTATCATCTTTTATTCTGTTTACATGGTCAACCTCATTTTCTGGCATATAGCCTTCTATGTATAGGAAAGCTAATCGATGGGCCAGGTATATCTTCTTATCTATTCTTATTTGTATATATCCACCTGAATGAGCAGTACCTGCAACTTTTCCTTTCTTGGCGCTGCCACCCATCCTTTTATTCCAAGTAAACAAACCATTGTCTGGATCATAATGCAAAAGTTCTTTCAACCTTTCTTGTGTTAATCTGTTAAACTTCTTTCCAGTTATATCATCTACTTTACACATAACAATTCCCTTTATTTGATTCTATGTTTATTAACAAGTATAGGCAATCCACCTGTTAAGATGAGACTACCTATCCATGATAAATCTATATGTACAATTAATAAGTAATAACTTTAAATATCTCACTTTTCTTGCTACTCTTATCTCTCTTTAACTTACAAGCATCAATCATTCGTTCTTTTCTTATCTTCTCTTTATCTTTAATATCAGATAGAATCTTGATAGCTTCAGAAATCTTATCCTTACTGATGATACTATAATAATAGAGGCCATTATATCCATCTATATCATACAAAGATCCACTCACAAAAGACCCATCTCTGTAATCAACAAAATAATCTCCACCGTCACTTTCTATATCAAACAATCTTTCTCTATCTTTCATCTCACATTGTAACACGCCAACTAAAGCATTGTTTTTACCAATAAGAATAAAAGAGTTCTTGCCATCAGTTAAGGCATCATCGGAGACTTTGTGGATATTTAAATTACTTGTCCTGAATGTGTAGCTATCAATCTGATTACTATCAGTATTACCAACTGCTGGTGGCATATATGACGTAAAGAAAGTAGTTAGATTCCCTGATACTGAATAACCATCGAAGGTTACATTATTATCTACTCTTGGTTTTGGTGGTGGTGTTGGTTCATAAACAGCATAATTCTCCAGGATCTTTCTTGCCATATTTAATTGCTTTTCATCAGAGGTTCTATCTGACAGCATCTCCTCAGATTTAAAGATCTCGGTGAGGCGGTTATTATTTTTAGGATACACAGTGTCAGAATGTCTGATATACTTATCAATAATATTTACTGGCTCTAAATGAGCTGGATTAAAATTCCAACCTGATTTACTAAACCAACCACCATATGCAGATAGGCTTCCTCTACAGTTATGACCAAGAGTGAAACCATCAAAAGAAACACCTACACTATTATATTTAGAAGAGATGTTACATATTACCCCAGTCATTCCAGTCTGAATACTTTTATTATCAGAAAGTATTACTTTCACTTGCATTCCAACTTTTGCATCTTCAATTAACATTTACTATCCTTTTTATTTGTTTGTGTTTTAGATTATTTTAGTAGTTATATCTCTATGTCAACTATTACATCTTCCACATACCGAGTAAGGTATTTTTGACCAAGTATCTCAGAGCAACCAATATATATATCTATTCTGTGAGGATAAATACCTACATCCCCCACAAACTCATCAAAAAGTGAGGAGACTTTATCTCTAATATCTATTTCGAGTTTTCGTTTTCTAAGTCTCAGGCCTGCTATATCCATATTAATCCTTATCAGTTTTATGTTAATTTAGCTCACAAGAATCTTTCCAGCATTGAGAGACTTGGCGCTTCTAATCTTTCAGGTATAATAAATCTAAGTTTATTCTTACCCTCACATATATCACAGTATATTTCCATTAATTCATTATGAGACATAATTCCATCTTCTTCTATAATGTAAATTGATTCACTTGTCAAGACTACTCCTGAAATAATATCCACATGGGTAATCCTCTTTGTCATTATGTCGTGCTTTATATCTTTGATTTTAAATAAAGCTCTTCCATTTATAAATCCAATGTACCTTTCAATTACAAAAATTGTTCTCTTACTTTTAATTGGTGGTGGTTCAGAATATGTGGCGTCATTTGTCATAGGCTAATTGTTCCTTTATTATCGTAATATTCTAAGTGATCAAGTTGACTTTCAAGTGTTAATCCCATGGGATCGTGACCAAAAACCTCTTTGTAGATATCTCTAATTTCAATGTAAGTATTAAAGAAATCCTTTACTGATTCTATCTCCACTTTAGTACACTTCCCAGGAACATCATTGTACTTTTTAAGTGTCTTTATCTTTATCATTTAGGACTTTCTCCATATTGAATGGTGTAGGTGAGAGATAAAGGATCTGCACCAAATATTAAGTACAGATCCTCTCTTTAGTTAACTATAGATTAAAAGGGAATAGAATCCTCATCATAAGCTGGTGACGCTGGCTTACTTGACTCTACAGGTGTTGGTGAGGATGCTTTATCATTAGATGACTTCTGATAAGTATGAATCCTCTCGATCTGGACCTTAACCTTACTGTTTGGATACTCAGATGATAGTTGCATCCTGTTTCTTATAGGAGCTGATAGGAACTGGATAGCTTTATCATCATTGTTGGAATCAAAGCCCACACTATACAATAGATTTCTATCATACTGAGGCACAGGCATACCCTCTATTAGCCCAGCAGCAAATGCTATTTTCTCTGTGTAATATCCTTTAGGATTCATGTAAATCTGGACCTTAAAGAGTAAAGGTACACCAAGTAGCTTAATTATATCCTCTGGAAGAAAAGGAGCATTCTGTTTAATAATACCAGCTCCAACAGCCATTTTGTATAACAGATTAGAATAGTTTATTGACCACTGATTATTAGTCTTTTCATTCTTCCTCATCTCTCTGTTAAAGAGCCTACCAAGGTCAGTACAACCTATTTCTTTCCTATAGAAAGATGAATTGAGTATCATTCTCAGAGGTTGTGGATTTGGTGTCTTGTCTCCACTAAAGAACTGCCCCTTATCAACAATGATAGATGGAATATCAACTGTAATAGCAATAGACTTTGTTGGTTTCTTTTTCCAACACTTATAACGTTTATTATCAACAGTCTTAAAGTAAGTAGTACCACCTTTAGCTAACTCATCAGCTTCTTGAGCAGGTGAACCATTAAATTCCATCTCTGCGTCTGGCTGCTCCTGCATACCAAGATCAATAATACCAGAGATTATCCCAACTACTGTCTTTGTGTCCTGTAGTTTACAAGTATCCACCATATACTTGTTAAATTCTGTGTAATCCACACCATCACTACTTCCTACTACGCCACCTACCGTTGCTTCAAATCCCATAATAATCTTTCCTTTTAGTTAGTTTTACTTTTTGTTTTCATAGTTATACTATGCTTTAAGCGGTACTTCAGTTTTAGGTAATTACTCTCTTTAATACTCTACTACAAGTCCATTTTCTACCAAGAACATTAACTCTTCGTCATCTTCTGGTCTTTGGTTTTTTGCATTATAATCAATAATATCCATCACTACGTTGATATCTTTAAAAATGTGTGAATACTCAATATCATCATAATCAAGCATATATTCAAGAAACCAAGTCTTGCATAGGTTTCGTTTACCATGATCAGTGCAAAGAAGATCACAAAGTGTAAAACCTCGATCAACTACTTTGTATCTTTTAGGTTTATTCTCTAATTCAATCCATACCTCTTTAAAGTGCTTCTTACTCAATCTCCCTTTAGGAATGAAAGTATACATAGGGGGATAGGTATCTTTAACAAGTACTACATTGTTGTATCCATGATCACTCTCGTCAACTATTTCATACAAAGATCCTTTATTAACCAAGATTGTCTTGCAATTCTCACATCCTGGTTCGAATCCCTCAGCCATAATACCAAAGAAATTCTCAACACAAAGTAACATCTTTTTAAGCTGTACTGGCTTTTCTGTCATTGTATTCTCATCTCCGTTAATTTATCTACTTAGTTTCAAATATAAATCCATAACTGCTTAACTCTCTCAGCACATCCACATTCTTTACTACATTAATAATTTCATTAATGTCATTATAGTGATGAAGAAAACCTACTGTGTCCATAGCATAATCAGTAAAAGTCCTAATACATTCTGGGATAGGATAAGACCTCATATTATCTAAATCAGCAGGAGCAAATACTTTGTAGATATCATGCAATAAGAATCCATTCTCTTTGATCTGGTACTTGTTTGTTGTGGCAGTAGTCGTAGCCATAGTCGTTGTAGAAGATGCGTTCATTGGACTCTCCTTATCTTTGGGTGAGTGGTTTATGTTTGTAGTGATTTGTAAAATCAGAGTGATTTATCTATTTGACTTGGTTATATAGTAAATTCAGTTTCGTGTCAAGAGATATTTTATATAATATAAAACTCCTTGTTATTATTATGTTTGTCAGTGACAGTGTAGCCAGTTTTTACCTATTTGATATCCAGATGTAAGTTTTATAGGCGATTCATAATAGTCTCCAGCAGCTAATAGGCTTTTTACTATCAATTCACCTACCCTACTCCAACCGACAAACCATTGATCTTTATTTTCTCCATCTTCAAATACTGCTTTGTTTACATCACTTAAAATAAATTTACCATTATCTTCAACTTGTCTCTTATATTCAAGAGCATCGTCTTTTGTATCAAAGAACTTTAATCTTACTAAACCTTTATGAACACTGGCCTGGATCTCATCATGCATGAAGATTATGGGAATAACTCGCTTTTCTACTCTTAGGTCATGTTTAAAAGGATCTCCAAGTAAGTTCTCTTCTTTTAACCATCTGTCTAAAAATATATGACTTCTCTTCATACATACCAAACCTCCATTTTGTAGTAAAATATTGAGGAGCATATGAGGAGATCTTACTATCAATTTACGTTTATCAAGACCAATAATAAACTCTTTGCCATTAGACTCCCAATGTTTAGTAAGAGCCTCAATCAATAATTTAGCTGGTTTGGCTTCCTCCCAATATTTTTCAATAACATCTTTAGCTACTTTTTTTGTCCATCCAAACTGACTAACTACTTTACCTTCTCCAGCACCATAGCCTAACATATACTTCAATGATTTAGCATCATCTCTTGAGATACCAAATTTAATACTATTAAGTGTATGTAGATCATTTGGTTTACTCCCTATTAACTTCTCAGCATATTCTCGCCCACCTTCATACTTATAAACTGCAATAGCCTCCTGGCGAGCCTCAAGGCCGTCAGCATCTCCACCAATCTCATAACACCAGTCTTCTACACCAAGTATGCCCCTCATATATTCTCCATAAATAGAAGTACCACGAGGACAGTTTACTATCTTTTTATGTGTAAATCTACCGCTAACTGCGCCTATTGTGTCAGCAGGTGTAGAGATATGCCCATCAATATCTAAACGCTTATCAAACAGCCAACCTGTGCCTTTAGGAGACTTTAATGTATTACGTCTATGCTCATATGTCAACCAATAAACAATGTCTTGCACATATGAGAACTTTGAACCCATTTTAAGAAGACCAGGGCATAAGTTTTTCTCTTGATCTTTAGTATATTTTGGGGTAGAGATAACCTTTATTGGTTTGCTTAAATCTTTACTAAGCAAAAAAGATTCTAATGTTACACCGCTTTGTACTTGCTTAAGAAACTTACACCTGAACTTGCAGTATGGGCTATTAATTGTGTCAGCAACATAACTTTTAATAGCTGTTTTTATATCCTCGTAAGATCGTTTTTTCTTTTTAGCATCTAAAGTTAAATCTCGTTCGTTCCAAGTTGTTGCTTCCCAACCTTGAGATACCAAATATTCTTTAACAGAAGCTTTATTAGTTAAAAGCATAGGTTCTGTTAAGATTTTTAAAGCACCCCCTGTCTCAACTCTTAATATTTCTTTATAGCAAGCATCTATATCTTCAATGCCAACTTTATTACAATATGAAATTGCACTTGATGTTAGTAATGATGGATGTTTATCTATTTTATCAACAGAAATATAACCGTCTACAATGGTATCCTTAATATAACTAAGTTGATCATTTTCTTCTTTAAAACCAAGTAACTGTAGATAATCACTTACTACTTTTTTTAGTTTACCTGAAGTTGTAAAAGGTTTTTCATAATCAAATGCTTTTTTCCAAGGATTTTTTGGAAAATTAACCTGCTGACCTGTGGGTAATTCTCTTTCAGGTAATAAAGGATTAATTTTATCCTCAATAGTCTTTAACTTATTATTAAGGTCGAGAACGCACCAATCTCCAAGTTCTCTATCTACTTTGAACCCATAATGAGATGATTTTGTAGAAACTATATCTCTCATTGCAAGTTCTAAATCATAAGATTCTCTCCAAGCATCTTTATAATCTCCCATTTCTTTCATAAGAGCATGTAAAACTTCTGTTGTTAATCTTACATCTTGAATACAATAATCAAGCATTTCTTGTGAGTAATGCTCCCAAGCGTTCTGTGTGTCTTCTCCATAATCACCTTTATAGTTCTTTAGCCTTTTGCCCCATGAACGTAAAGAATGACCTCCTAACCTGTCAGGATTCAACAATTTAGACATGATCAAGGTATCTATAAACCTTACATTTTTACCATTAAGTCTGTCAGGTAAGGATTCATGTTCTGCTTTAATAGTTAATCTTTTATGAGCATTAGGTTGAATTTCATAATTCCAACCTAAGTATAACCTATTACTAAAATTGTCAAAATCTAAGATATTATGCCCTACAAGACCGATACACTCATCCATAACAAACTCTGTGAAATCTTTACAGTCATGAGTTATAAATTTGAATATTTCATTAGTTTTGATATCTTCCACTACAATACAATGTGTTTTATAATTATGTTTTAGTTTATAAGGAAAAGCTGAATAATCAATGCTTGTTTCATCTAATAACCCTGTTGATTCAATATCATATGTTATCCATCTTTGTTCCATTATTTACCCTTTCTTTTGACTGCTTCAGTTAAAGCCATTTCAATACTCCAATTATACCTCAAATAATTATAGGTGCAACCAACCATCAAACTCGATGTTAGCCACACCTATATCAAACTATTACTATAAAGTAAAGATAAATATTATTATCTTGCAATACACCTATTCTGTTAATATAACATACTTAGCTGTTAATCTAACAATCCTGGTTATTGATCTAAAATCCTGAGGTGTATTAAATCAACTCTATGAAGCCTCTCTATCCTTATAATCTGCTTTTCTGTCAATATATCCGTTATAGAGTTCCATAGAGAATTGGCTGCTACCTCTGTGGTATAGCTTATTGTATTATTTACAACTGAGTTATTTTTTGTATTTTCCTGTTCCATTTTACTACCCCTCTTTTTATTTAGCAATATTTTTCTCCACAAACCTCTTACAAACATTCTTCTTTATAGGTAACATTATATTTAATAAGCAATAGTATGCATCTCTATCACCCATCTCATCTCATTCAGATCCAAAGTGGAGACAACTTAGACAAATCTCTGGAATATCTTTACGTTTCATTTAGTTATATCATTTAATCAACAATCCTCATTGTATTCCCACAATGCTCACACTCTACAGTATCATTCATATAATAACCTTCATTCTCTCGTTCATTTACCTCATGGCATACAGAACATTCAAAGCATAGTGTGGTCTCTGTCCAGAAGTCATTAGATTTTGAAATTGGTGGTAATCCTTTTATCATCTTATTCACCTTATATCTCCCTCAATTATCTGTTTAATCCCCCTCAATTGTTCCAGAGACAATCCGACTGTAGTAAATCCCCCAAATACACCTCTAACATAGCGCAATACTATGTCATATTCTACATCATCCTCATACTCTTTAAGTGAATCATATAATCGGGTACTCTGAGAGAACCTGGTATCCTCATTCCAAGTATCAATACAATATTGGATGTTGTAATCACAATCCTCTGTACCACATGAGAAATACTTATGCCCTACTTTCTTAACAATGACAGGTATAATTCCTTTTGTTTTTATATCTAATTCATAAACTACCTGGCCTACTTTAGGTTTTGATCTTACTACTTGTTTCATTTCTTAGTACTCCATTCAATATAAAATACCCAAATACATATCATGTATATTATGATGTATACCGTTCCAAGATATTCCTTACCACTTGCATAATGATTAAAACCATTTTTCAATTGGATAGCAAAGAATATCATATGAAATATTAGTAAACCTCTTCTGTTCATTAGATATTATCCTTTATAGGCTTACATATTTCAGTAGGAAGAAATCCTTCTAAAGCTATATCATATCCTCCCCATTTATCTACACCAGCAGCTTCTAATAGTTCAAGTTTGAATAGTCTATTATTTATCTCAATAAATCTCTCAGTAGTCATTGTAACTGGCCTTACTGTTTCCATTATTCTATCTCCACCATTTCATCTTTGAATGCACTTATACTACCCCACTCGGATGCACCAATCTGAACATACTTACCATTATCAAACAACAGAAGAATGTCAACACATCCAATGTTTATGTCACCATCACTAAAGTAGTCTGATGAGAAGGGTGTCTTTGCCTTGTCATAGAAATAATCCTTTGCATTTAAGCTATAAGTACTAAGTTTCCATGCACCTTTGATCTTACTTGATCCAAAGATCTTCCTGGCTGCTTTGAGTAAGGGATAACTCTTAATAGCATATACTTTCTCTTTATTTGACATTTGCAATAGACCTCTCTTCATATAACTTCATTAACAATTCAGAGTATTTCTTTCTATAGTAACATACATCACACAGATCAAGATCCTCATCTGGTTCTCTACCGTGGCATTGTGGATTGATAGCATAGCTTCCACAGATTATACATTTAAGTGTTTTCATAATAGCACACCTTTATTTTAATAAAACTATTTAAACAAATCAGCAATATCTATAACATTCTCATATATATTCTCATAACCAAGATCACCTTCTCTATTTACAACATAAGCAAATATCTCTCTGGCTTTAGGGTGATCTATGAGGCCAGCAGCAGTTAAACAATCTACAGTGAATCGTTCATAGATTTCCTTGCTTTCATTTACATAAGCATTCTGATTAGCTTTGTATGACTCTAAAGCATTACTGTACTCAAGTCTTACATTGTGACCACATTTTACGCAAAAGTTATCACCTTTAAAAAATGTTTGGTTGCATTGGCTACATATAAGTTTTGGTTTAGTTGGGCATGTTAGTTTGTTTTCGTATTCACCATTAAAGCCTTTAGTCATTTTATGTGTCTCCTTTTGTTTAAGTATGTATCTGCAACTCATCTTGAAACCAGATATACATGAACTCAGATAGTATGTCAAGCATTATTTCAATAAATAGATTATTTTATATCGTTTGGTAGAAATGTGGTAAGGTTCTTGTTTTATATGGAATAGGAAGGTTATGCGTTAGCGCATAAGTACCTATGAAATAGGAATTCCCCATACAATCAATGTTAGCTGTATGGGGATTATTGAGCTGTTTAATAACCTGTGCTACCACTTACATCTTTATCTAATACCACATTACCATTTATAGGGTCTAAGACAAACTTATCGGCTTCACCAAGCATACCAAAGGTTCTGTTTTTTAATACAGACCATCTGACTCTTCCTCTACCCCGATCAGGGCGAATCTCATATTCTAACCCGAGTATCCACCAGCATAGCTGTTCAAAAGAGGATGACCCCCTCATAGATTCTTTGTTTACACATACCCACTTAGGCTCTTTGAGATCGGAAATAGTGCCTATCTCATTCTTTGCACTACGATTCAAATGTGAGATCCCGATAACACCAACATCATTTTTTGCCACAAAGGATGCTATCTCTACGAGCATTTTATCAATAGTTCGTCTCTCATCTTGCTTCTGATCCAAACCAGAGTTTACCATTGAGAGGTGATCTATAATAATATAACCACAACCCACCACATGGTATAAATTCTTTATCTTATTTAGAAGATCCTCTACCGGAAGACCACCAAAAAGATCTAAAAAGTAAAATCTATCAATACACCAGAGTCTTGCCTCCTCTATCTGATTTTTGGTGGCATAATTTAATGGATCAAATACAAACTTATAATAGTTTACCCCGATCCTTCTGGCAATCATTCTCATTAGTGTCTCTTTAACTGTTTCTTCTAAATAAAGAAGTGCTATCTTATCATCACTATTAGCAGCTAAGTTATATGCTATTTCACTAACAGCAGCCGTCTTTCCGACGTTACTCATCGCAGCTATTATCCCAAATTCACTCTTCCTTATTCCGCCAAGCATCCTATTTAATTCTGGAAAAACATCTAACTGTATGCCAAAAGGTTTGGGCTTTATAAGTTCATCTAAAGAAATATCATCTGCACCAAGTACTTTGTCACTCTTACGATCAATTCACACAGGATCATTACTTTAAGTACGAAACTATTACAACCTATGTAAATGGAAGACTTGTTGATAATGTAAGATTCAAACAAGTAA